ACTCGAAGGAAAACCTTGTAATGTGGCATCAGGAAAATGGCGCAGAATTCTTGTCACAGCCTCGTCCATGTTCTCACTAGAAGGATCGTACTGCGATAGCACAACTTCCCATGCCTTACGCATCTCCACCATCCCCATCAACGGGCGGCTGCGGCGTGTTGGATACTGCCTGATAGACGCCTCCATGCCACTCACCTTCCATCCCTTTGGCAAGCCGCTCCTGCCATCCACCCATAAGGCTGGCAGTGTGGTGCCGTTGGGCAGCGTGTAGCTGCCCAACAAGCCTGCGAGCAATTGCGAAATTGTATCTCTTACTTGCAGGATGTTCATACTAATAAAATAGCCCCCTTTCGGGGGCTTGTGAGACTTCTCTTACGGGAAGAATTAGGAGTTGGGAGCAGTGGGCAGAATGGCGCCAGAGATGGTGCAACGGCCGGTGCCGTACTTGCTACGGCTCATCAGGTCGAAGGTGGTCTCAACAAGGTTGTCAGCGGGATAGCTCTCGTTGTAGTTCATCACCGTGGCAGCGAAACAGGTGAGGTCGTAAGTTTGACCGCCAAGGTGTTTGAAGATTTCCACATACACTTCAAAGTCTTTCTCAGTACGACCGCGCAGGATGACGTTCATCGCTTCATCGTACGCAGTTTCGTCAATGGTGGAGCCATCCACATCTTTCTGGAAGTAAGAAGTGATAGAAGCTTGGCAACGCTGGGTCACTTTCACGCTATCAGCGAAACCGCCACCACCAAGCAGGTAGTATTCTTGTTCGCCGTCGTTGAAAGAAACAGAAGCATTGGTCACGCCGCCCAGAAAATACATATTGGCGGGCACGCCAGATGAGGGGCGGGTCAGAACACCGGAGCTAGCCGGAGTGATCACAGGACGAGTGGCACCAGTCAAGGCACCCACATACACGATGGTGTCCTGACTCTTGATGATCTGAGTGGGATGTTGGATGGACATTGAAACAATGCGAAGGAGCGTGATTAACGATTAAGGACACTTCCTGCTCCCACAACTCTAAAGTAGCCGTGGATAGGGGTGCCCAAAAACTGACGGTAGTGGTCAGTCATTTCAGTCGTAGGGAGTAGTTCAAAACGCCCCTCCTGATTTTCAATGGTGGCCTTCGCCACACTTCCAGGGGGCACTCCCGAGAATGCTAATGGGCCAACTAACCTGCCTTTCATATAGATGGCAGTCTCATCAGCCCCAAGCCTCTGATCGTACTGAGGATCCCTGCTCTGCTTCAATGTGGCATAGTATGTGACATCTCTGGTGAGTTCCACATAATTACCGGTGGCCGAATCTGTGGCATATCCACTCACCACAGCAAACACCAGGGTGGTATTGGCAAGTGGCGGAGCCGGATTAGTCATCAGACAACAAAACCAAGCAGAGAAGATGATGCCGCTTCAGTGAGACGCTTGAACTCCTGGCCATACAATGTGGCTTCCAGCCCCTTGCCATATACCTTGCCATCTGTAGCGCCAATTTGAGCGCCCATTTGAGCAAGCTGGATGGAAATGATGTGAGCAGCTAGAAAACGTACAGCTCGGTCAGTCTGATCACCAAAGATGTCGGACGATACGTCTGCTGATGCACTTTCAATGGCGCCGTTCACAATTCCCGATGGATGAGGACTGAATTCAGGGAAGCGTTGTAGAAACCCAGAGTAAGTGACCGTCATGCCTTCCCTGTGCGAATGGCTTCAAGGCGACGATTAATCGCATTGCGCACCCTCACGCGACCTTCAATCTTCTTCCAATCTCCGAGTTTGTCCTCATCATGGAGAAGTTCGATGGCCTGGATGGCCTGACTGAGAGGAAGTTGTGAAAGATTCTCGGCGGATTTTGGAATGGTATCAATCTCCACCCGTTCTTTCATTTCCTCAATTGCCCCAATACGAAGAAGACCCTGTACCGTTGGGTTCAGTTTTGCTTCTTCCCATTGCTCATCAGGAATTTCCTGATTAAGACCGGGCGCAAGGCTAATCATGCCTCGCTTTGTAATCACTCCGAAACTGGCCTCTCGCGGCGGATTCTCAAGTTCAGGGCGGTAAGCAATCAACATTGTGTGTTCATAAGAACTGCCAATTAGCTTAACCGCCCTTTTCTTGACAAACTACCTAAGGGCTTCCTCAGGGAGCCTGAACGTAGATGACGCTCTTGGGATAGTACAGAGCGACACCACCCACGCGAGCGTGAGCAGGAACGATGAACTCAAGACCGCGCTGTTGGGGCGGGAAGAGTTCCAGGGGCTGAGGGATGTGCAGTTGCACTTTGCCGGGATCACGCTTGTAGATGACCATCCGGTTCTTGGTCAGCTCGCTCTTGTCGGCATCGAGCTGATTAATGGGCTCAACATTACGGATGAAGGGGTTGGTGCGCAGGAAATATTCCAGCACAGTCACATCCGAAGAATCAGAATTACGAGTGGTGGAAACCACGTTGTAATCTTCCCACGCCATCAGAATGGTGTCGGGCTGCTCCTTCATGTTGGAGCCGTTGATGATGGCAGTAACACCCTGGTTCAGCAGAGCCAGCATGTCTTGTGCAGTGGTGCCAGTGGCAGTGGCGCCAGTGAACCACTTGTCAGCAGCCAGCACGTCAACAGTCGAGTTGTTGAAGAAACCAGCCAGGCTCACAGAGGACTCACCGAACAGGGCCACCTGTTCAACCTTCTCCTCATAAGCACGACGCACAGCGGCGGCGCGGCGCTGCTCCAGAGCCACATTGGCCATTTGAGCAGCACGCAGTTCCTGCACGGTGTAACCAAAGGAACCACCGAAGGAGCGGATGTTGAGGCTCTTCTCGGTTTGGCTCACGTCAGCACGCGGCAGATCGTCCGCAGCGTCAGAAATGAGCTTGAAGTCACCAGTCGCATCCATAATGCGATAGGTGAAGGTTTGTGCGCCAGGACCAGCTTCGCTGGTTACAGGCAGAATGGTGGGATATTTGATGTCGGCATATTCGACTTCAAATACTTGCGGGCGGATGTACTCAAGCTGGCGCTCAAGAAACAGACCCGCTTCATCCATACGAAATTCGCTCATGGTGCCTCCTATCAGGAATCTGCGTCAAGGGTGAAGCTGGGGCCATTCAGCTCCAGCAGGGCGATACCGGCGCCAGTGGTCTTAGACACCCAACGGGCGGAGCTAAGACGGCGAGTTTTACCGCTCACGAAAACGTGAGAGAAGCGACCGGGATGAGCGCCAGCAGTGGTGCCAGTGTGAGTGGCATACAGCACGCGCACGGGAGAAGTGAAATCAACAGCGCCAGTAACATACACAGCAACCACGCCTTGATTCACCACATTCAGGGCTTGCTTGTCGGAAGCTGCGGGACGGCTATTGGCATCAACAGCTTTCTCCTCAATGTAGGTGAGAGCATTCACGCCCACCACGGTGTCGCCAGTGGCAGCAATAGTCTTGGCAGAGTTACCAACACTACCACCAGTGTTAACGACAAGCAGATCACCAAAAGCAATGCCAGCGCCAGTTTCGTTGACGAAAGTGGCAACATTGTTATCGGCAATGTCGGCAAATTGACCTTCAAGAGCGGCGGTCAGTTCCAGCTCGTAGCTGGACTGGACGCCACCAGCGGCACCAGGAGTGCTCGAAAAAGTTACGGCCATGGATTACTTAGCCTCCTTAGAAATGGAGAGAGGGGACTTCCAGGCATTCTGCAGCTTCTCCATGTAAGAAGAAGGTGCGGAAGCAGGGGTGGCGATAGAAGCCACAGCCTTGCGAAGATTCTCGGTGGAATCAGAGCGGCTGGCAGCATCTTCAGAAATGGTGTCGAACATTGCCTGCACGTAGTCGTCGGAACGCTCGTCCAGTGCAACAGAATCGCCGCGAACTGCCTGAATGGCATCCACCATCACCTCGCGGGCGCTCTTGCCGCTGAATTCATAAGCGGCATCGAGCACGGGCTTAGCCTTGGAAATCAGAGCCAGACGCTCTTCAACGATGGAATCAACGTTGATTTGTTTGGCCTCTTCCAATTCAGCCTTAAGAGAATCAACTTGCTCAGTCAGGGCATCAGCGCGACCCTCGGCGGAATCGCACTTGCCTTTCATCTCCTCTTCCATGGCGTCCATTTCGGACTTCATGGCATCGGCGGATGCCTGCAGCTCGTCGTACTTCTTCTTCATGTCCTCAAAGGACATCTTGGCGTCTTCTCGTTCTTTGGTGATCGCCAGAGCAACGCTCTCGCTCACCTCAAACTCAGCGCCGTCAAAATTGACTTTTGCGCTCATGGTTTGATTTTCCTCTGTG